CTCCTTCTTAAACTTCTCAGAAAAAACACCAGATGTAATAGGGTTCGTTGTTGGAACATGAAACTCACTATCCGGCAAAGAAACCCACAAAGAGACATTCAACTGTGTTGACGCTCCTGTAGCTGGTAACAATGGATTAAAAACCTGAACAACCACATATCCTAAATGATCAATATTGATAGCATCCCCAGATGTCAAATTAATATAATTTTTATAATTAACAAAGGGAATATTAAGTTCCGCTATAGTACTAACAGAAGGATCCAAGAAAATATGTTGAACACTAGTCTGGGCTGCTTTATTCGCTTCATGCCAAGTGTCAATTGTTTCACTATATGTTAGAGGAACAAAATAACAAACCAAACGTCCCGCATGAAAACGCGTTCCATTGACTTGAAACCGCAATTTAACACTTCCACGCCAAAAAGTAAAACGCTCAAACGGGATAGAAATAGTATTGGTGGTTAACAAATTCGGCATTATAAGATGTTTCAATAACAAGGCCTGATCACCGTCACTCGCAGACCAAACAAACGACTCAACCAAATTCCAACGACCAACCATTTCCTTAAGCCCCCAAGCAACATCATTCATACTAGCATGGGCATCTTGGGCAACAGTAAGCATTGATCCTCTATTTGCAACCTCGACTGTAGGTGGCGTTTGTTCAGCCAATGCAATACCAAGATTCACATCTGGAACTAATTGTTGATCCCCCTGAATCTGACACATCAAACGATCACCCTGCACCTTCCAATCTGATGTGAAACCACTATTAGATAAAAATTCCTTTCGCAACTCTCTCCAACTGAACAAGGAAGGACATGGCAAATCCACACTTCTAAAAGCCTGCCTCAAAGCTTTAGCAAAAGACTCAAACCTAACCTGTCCATGAAAGAACGCAAAACGCAATGCAGTATTTGAATTCACACATAACGCTTCCTCCATAACCAAATTCTTGTGTGACCAATACAACAACTCTATGATAGTTTTCCACTCAATAGCCCCAAACCACGCAGAGTTAAGAACCTCGGGAATACGCACAAAAGAATGTTTTAAAAATGTCAGATTTACAATAGGATCAAACGCATTTCCCTGTGATTCAGATTTATCTGCAACACCATATTTTATTCCCATAGTTCCCAAAAAATCCCTAACCGTATGCATATTATAAAACTCTAAAGCTTGCTTCTTAACACTAACCAAATTGTCATCCCCATAAATTTTTGTGCGTACAAACTCATGGTAACACGGTAAGTTCGCTAATTCTGGGGGTGCTAAATGTAACCAAGCATAACGCAAATACATTTCATTAACCAAAGTATTAACAACAACTGTCAACGGATTTCCCGATGGATTTCCTCCACTAGCTAAATAAACACAATCCATAGCAATATGCACGGTATGAATGAGCTCATTGAATAAAACCTGACGGATCCCAGAAAACTCATCACCATAGCACATATTTATTAAGTCACAACAAGCTTGCATACAATCAGCAGACAAAGTACCATCAAACCTAGAAAAGTCCCCAGCAAAACCCAAATCACTATTTTCCAGCAAATAATTGGCCATCAAATCCCATTCCATAGACATACAATTAATACCAACTGCTGAAAAAGTTGTAAAACGTGCACTATATAATTTCGCCGCAAAAGCCAAACAATATTTTCGCATCAATATAACAAAATCCAAGGGGGCAATAGCAAATACACGAGTGTTACCAACCATAACTCGGTCTAAACTTCTTTTCTCATCCTTTAGGCAATCCACCCAAGCTGAAGGTACACGATTCCCTTTCTTTGCCTGCTCCTCTCTAAAATCAAGACGAGAAGCAACAAAGGATCAGAAATAGCAGCTTCCGGAACGTCACCCACAAACAAAGCACGCTTGGACTCTCCAGGTTTCATATAAAGCTTAAAAGGAAACCCCGCTGATGAAGTCATATTCAACGCATCAAAATACTCACGCCCAATAATACCATTAATAGCCTGGTGTTCATTTAAAATAAAATAATCAAAATCCTCAAATTCCTGAAACATGTCCATAACAATATCCAACAAATAAGTCCAATTGAAAGGATTACTCTGAACACCATACTTTGCAATCCCCAAAGCCAATGGTGAGACTCGCTCAATCAAACGTGGATCATCAGGACTCAAAACAGCGGGCTCTGTCAAATGAGGTCCCAATGAATCCAACAACGGGGTGGCAATAATTGATGTTTTATCCGGCAAACGAATCTGCTCCTTTCGTGCAAGAGTTCCCAAAATTTCAAAATTCCCATGAGCTTCAATCATTCGAGGAAAAGAATCTTCCAATACATTTCCACTAGGAAGGGGCAAACCCTGGACCAAGTTACCAAAATGGGCCTTTGCCTCACGCAACATCTTTCCAGTTACAACTTGTGCTGCACCATACGCCCTTGCAGTTATACCAGCAATATGTATACCAATCAAACGACGTTGCATGGTCTTATCCAAAATCCCAATAAGAGCACCACAATCACCCACAACAGCAGGAGCAGTATATTCCCAACCTTGTGTCATCACAATCTGCTTTGTAGAATTGGGCAACTTATAAGTAATTTCCTTCTTAAGTTCAGTTATTCTAGCCAAATTATGAAATTCCGTGACCCCCTGACGCATAGTAACCATCAACCCACGCTTACCAGCAACACCAGCGAGATCTTCGTCCTCGACAAATAGGTTAATCCTATCCCGAAAACCGAATAATCGCGGCCCGAATTTATAAACACATACATCACGAGGACCATCAAACCCTTGAAGGGTAACCATATTTCGAACTAAAAACAGAGATTTATAAATAACACCACTTCGAGAAGTCAACACAATCAAAGAATCATCCTGCACAAGATCTCCGTTAACATCCAGAAAAATATGTCGCGGACACAACAACAAATCATAACCAATTGCAAAGACACACATTCGATTAATACATCCCACATCCTCTGTAGCTAAACCAAAAACATCTGCCTTCAACATTGCCGGAGCAATCAAATCACGCATTTGCTGCACACCCATCTCATCATTCATATCCATACACATAGATGGTGCTCCCATCAAACCATGCGCAATCGGCTGGGCAACACGATGCTTAATTCTAGGCTTTCTTACTTTAGAAGCAAAATCATAAGAACTACCATGTGCCTCAGTTTTTGGTGCCATAGCACTTTTCCAAAACGTAGCCACCAAAGTACACGCCCCAAGAATTCCAACCCATTTTGACAATTGAATAAAACAATCATAAATATAAGGATTGGTAACTTTCCACTGATTATAATAACTCAAGACCTGATCTCTAATAGCCGGCAAATTTGCTGCAAGTGTATTTCCAATACAAGTACCAGTCGCCCGTGACAAAATCTCCTGCAAACCATGCGCATCAACTTCCAAGGGAAAAATCACATTCGGAGGATCCAACTCGCAACGCATACTATCAATAAACGCTCGAGAATCATAAGCTTCCTTCCCTTTTTGCTCACGCACCATATGCTCATTAAAACGACAACGAGTAATAGTGACCATAGCCTTTGTTGTAATCCAACTTGGGGTAATATAATTAACACCTGTCTGACTTGAAACAGCTCGACACTCACGCCACGACAAATGCTCATAATTCTCAAAAACACCTGGAAATTCATTAGCTCTAGCCCAATCAATACGATCAGTACCAGGAATACAATATTTTGGGATAGGTCGAACCTCCCACAACGCACGACGCC